GCAGAAAGAAGCAAGTTGGTGATGAGAATATAGAAGTCCTCGTTCTGGTTGGCACCGTAGCCCTGCCCCTTGAACGTCGAGTCGAATACGAAGTACACCTGACGGTTCTTGTGGTGCTTGTAGTAGGCATTGAACAGGGCCACGACGGCATCGATGGTGTCGTACTTCACATAGAATGACTTCAGCACATAGAGCTTGCCGTCAATGCCCACCTGGCCGACCACCAGCCAGTTGATGTTCGTGTTCGCGTCGAAGGCTATCACCAACGGGGCATTCGGGTCACAGTCGGCATCCAGCAGGCAACTGTCTTCCAGATGCCCCACCATCTCCAGCGCCAGCTTCGACGTGTTGGGAGCCGTGTACCAGTTGACGCTCTCGCGCATGGAGCCATAGAAGCCATCGCGGGCGATACCGATGTGTTTGCACATGATTGAGGTGGCAAAGGTCAATGCTGGAAGATCGCGCTTCATGCGCCTGATAAAGTCCTCGCCCAGGACAGCTATGTTGTAGATGCTCGAGAACCTGCAATAGAGCAGCGTGTGCTTACGAATGACAAACATCTCGCGGTCTATGCGCTTCAGCTCGGCTTCATAGTAGGAACGTCGCTCAGGGTGTGCGGCCATGCGCTGCCTGACCTGCCATTTATAATAGACAAGGCCTTCGAGGCATTTCACCAGCTCCTTGTCCATCTGCTTCTCGAAGTTCATGAACCAGGAGCCTTTCTTCGTGGTTGCCGTGTCGCAGGTAATGGTCAGCCCATGGTGCAGGTGGCAGTCCTTGAAGTACATCTCATTGCCTCGGTTCGTTTGGAAGGTCTCATTCTTCAGCTTTTCATAGTCCACGAACTTCGCTTCGTCTATGAGGATATGGTCAAGCGAGAGGCCGTTGCTGGCGCCCTCGCGGTCCTGGCTGATGATCTGACAGACGCTGCCGTTGTAGAAGCCGATGCAGTTCTCCCAGTTCTGAGGCGTGAAGATAGGATCCTTCCACTTCAGCGCCTTCCAAGGTTTCTTACCGACGGTATAATGAACGTCACGCTTGAAGCCCCACCGCTCCCAGTGTACCAGGAGCGACGGCAGCGTGTTAGTGAGACATTTCTTATAGGAAGGAGACACAAAGCCGGTACATGATCCTGGCATCTGCTGGAATACCTGCAGCAGACGTGTGGCATCTATCAGGCCCTTGCCGGTACCACGACCCATCTCTCCCACGAAATCCCGTGGCGAGAGCATCAGCGGGTAGAGCTGTGCGTCGTTGAAGTACTGCTTCTGTGTTTCTGCCATTACTTTTCGCTTTCCTCGTTGGTAACATCCGTGTAGTCATCATATTCTTCATCCTTCGAGTACCGACGGATGAGCTTGTCACGCAACTGGCGCAGGTTCTTGGGAGCCTTGATGCCAAGAACGCTCGGATCATCGGTCGGCTCGATCTGCAGCGGGACAATCTTCTCAAAGGCTCTGTCAGGAGTATCCTCTTTGTCAGTCTGGTTGTTGATGATGTAGTTCTTCTGCATCGAGGCCACTGCCCGCCAGTCGCCGTCACGTCGTGCAGCCAGTCGGTCTTCCTCGATCATCTGGTTTGCACGCCACCGTGCAAACTCCTTCGTCGTGGCCTCCAGATTGCCAATGAGGATTTTCAGGATATGGATATCATCGTATGCCTGGCTCTTCCCTACATGAAACAGCTGCATGCAGCGGTTGACCAGCTCTTTCGGCGATGTCTGCGGATAGGAGCGCCAGTAGGCACTCAGCTCACGCAGTCTCTCCACGCGAAAGATGGTATCTTCCGGCACCAGCTTACTGCGAAGTTCGTCAGAGTCGATAGGAAGGTACTCGCTGTATGCGTCTATGTTTACAGGTAGGCTCATAATTCAATATCTCGGATCATTCTTTTCAGGTATCCCATGCAGGCTTCGTCTGCAGAAGGGCTTCCGGCATCCACCAGTTCCAGATTCTGCTTCCTGAGGTGCAGGGCAGTCGATGCGTAGCCCTTCAGGAACGCCTTTCGTGCAGGATGCCCCTTTGTATTCAGGTCTGCCCGAAGCTCTGTCTCGTCAATATCCAACAATGCTGAAATCTCCGCAGGGGGAGTCAGTTGACTGGAGAGGTCTTGTATTTTGCTCAGTAAGTCGCTGGAATAGTCCATTCAGTTGTATGCTGTCGTGGTCTACGATTTCCCGGAGGCCACAGTATTGTTCGTAGAATATTTCCTGGGAAGTGGTGACCAATGTGCATTCAGCACGGTCGCCATAAGTCTGGTTCTGTGAGCTGATGACCGTCACCGTCCACTGGTCATTCTGCACAAGCACCACCTTCGAGTGGTTCTGTGCCAGGTACACAGTATCGAAGTTCTGCTGCATCTCCTTATAGAGCTTGTAGGTTTTCTTTGATGCCTTCAGGTCGGCCAGCAGGACGGATTTCAGTATCAGGCCTTTTTTCTTCAGGTTGTAGAAACCTCTGAGAAAGGCATCACTTGTAGAGAATGTGCTGACGTAGACATCAGCAGGCCCGGTCTGCTGGAGAATCCACCCCAGCAGACCAAGCGTGTGAAGGCCACGTCCCAGATGTGACTGCAACGGGTGTGTGGCCAGAGGACGCAGGATATCACTTGGACTTTTGCCCTTGCTCATCGCTGTTAAGTCTGATGCTACAGAAATGAAGTTGTTCCTGACGCTCAGGCGTGAAAGTACGCCCGTATTTTATCAGCACGTTGACGCGCTGCTGAAGCCGCTCGATGCGGGATGCAATTTTTCTGGCATACTCTTCTGAGTAATTGCCGGCCTTCATGGCATCGCGGATGTCAGCACTCAGCTGGGGCAGGTTCTTAGAGATGTAACTGTCGGCATTTGCCAGTTCTTTTTCCTGTTCAGGAGTAAGTGCTGGAGTCTGATCAGCAGCACCATCAGTACCGGCACCGCCATCATCGGTCAGCTTGAAGTCATCATAGCGGGCCATGTCTTCCTTGTATTTATACCAGGTCTCTTTGAGCACCTTCAGGTACTCATAGCGGTCGCATGGCTCTGTCAGACCCTTGCAGGTCTCGAAGGCCTCCTTGATTTTCTTCCATCGCTCGGCATTCTTCGGCCAAAGCGCCTTGATGTTGTCGGGCAGACGGTCGTGATCAGGACGGATGCCCTTGCGGACATAAGAAGGCAGTGGGTCGGGACCGGAACCCACGGTAGGGACTGCCATGGGGAGTGTTCCGCCTGTATCAATCGTACCAGCTGCAGCAGCTATCTGGTCGGTGACCTCACGGTCCATCTTCACCACATCCTTGATGGTGTGCCCGTCCTGACGCAGCTGCAGGAACCGGCGCAGCTTATACTCCAGGAAGGAAAGCTCACGCTGCGGACGGCGTATGATACGTTGGTACATAGCACGGTCGTTGTTCAGCTGGAGTAGCAGCATGGCTCCCTCCTGAATCTGTGTGTCGCTCTTATGGTCGCCTTGCAACCATCGGGCAATCTTCTCTGTAAATTTTGGGTCTACCATTGTCGTATTCATTAAATATGGGGCGGCTCACGACATTACGTGAGACCGCCCCACGGTCACTATTGAGCCATATTGATATGAGTTTCTCAGGTTGTTGCCAACTCATCGGTGGCACCGTTGATGTCGCCGTAAGCGGTCTCGATGACGCCCTCATAGAAAGGAGCGGCGTACTCGTCGGTGACACTCACCTCAATAGAGGTGGTGTTGGCATCGGTGGCAGTCTTGCCAAAGGTCTGCTTCAATGTGAGCTCTGTCTGATAGGCAGGAGAACCGAAGAGGCGGCACTTGCCGTCGGCCATCGGAACGAGAATCACCACATCGTCGTTGTTCAGCTGGGAGATCAGGCCAGTGACCTTCTTTCCTGTACCGGGAAGAACGAGTGTAATCTTGTTGTTGAAGGTCTTGGAGCCATACGAACCCTGGTTCTCGCATTCAGGCTCGCTCTCATTGGGAACGAGGTCGATGCGGTGCCACTTCTTATCAGCAGCCAGGACGAACGCAGAGGTGCTGGGAATGACGGCCACAGCATCCAGACTCGCGGGCTCGGCAGCCGGACGAGGGAACGTCAAGATGTCGCGACGTGGGATATAGTAGGCATGGTTGCGCGTGCCGGGCAGCGATTTGTCGCCCATGCAGAACTCGACGTCGTCATAGAGGGCGGCATCGTCGGCGCAGCGTACTTTTGGTGTTACGGGATCAGCCATAATGTATTTTACGATTTACTGATTTACAATTAAGATTCATATATATGGGCGGCGGCCCGACGCTTTTAATCCAATACCGCCGCCCTAACAGAGATATTAACCGCCACCCTGCTGTGCAGCAGCTGCAACAGTCAGTGCATAGCTGCCAGAAGCAGCGTTGTGAGTATCGTCACCTGCGAACGAGGCAGTGATGAGCGTGGTACCTGCGCCAACCAGCGTCACTGCACCTGTCGATGCGTTGACAGTGGCGACAGTCTCATCAGACGAGCTGTAGGTCACAGTCTTACCAGCGGGATTGGTGGTGGCCACCTGACCGGCATATTCCTGTCCCATGGTGGCATTGTCAACAGCCTTGGTGAAGCCGACAGTCACGTCGCTCTTCGAGACGGTGATGGTCTCAGGCTCGTCGTTGTTGTTATCAGCAGGAACTTCGTCCTCGTCGTAGCGGGCTACGCAGAGCTGCTCCTTGTTGATGGAGAGGTACTGCTCACCATAGAACATGTTGGCCAGGAAGTCAACATCGTAGTGAGAAGTCTTCGACTCCTTCACGAGGAAGGTTTCATCAGCGGTGCGCTGGTTCCAGAGAGTAAGGATATTATTCTTTGGAGTCAGGCACAGATAGTTTTCAGGCACGTTTGGCAGTCCCACTAACTCTACGTTGGGTACACCATCCAGGTGAGCCTTGATGTACTGCTCGTTGTAGGGCAGTGCACCATGGTTGTGCTGGTAGGCTTCCTCGTAGAAGTGCTTTGTCTTCACATGCATGAAAAGCTTCAGCTTCAACTTCTTCAGTTTGTCGTTGGCACCATTCCAGCCACCGGCAACACCCCAATAGAAGTCCTTCAGTAGGTCTTCGGTATTCTCGGCGGTGAAAGTCTCAGGCAGATAGTAAAGGTTGCCCTCTTCAACTGCCATGGTACCAGCCTCGATTTCTGCATCCTCGATGGTGCAGAAACCATTGAACCACTTCGAGGTGAGCGTGGTGTTGGTGGGGTCGTGCTTGGCCGTCCACATCACATTGAACATATTCTCGCCCAGCTGAGCCATGATGTAGGCGCAGACACGCTTCACCCAGGGCACGGTCTTCAGACCTTCCCCCTTGGTAATATCACTACCCCACAGACTCTGGTAGATGCTGTTGGGGGCAATGGGTTCGATACAGTTACCGAAGAAGGTTTCCAGTGTGCGCTGCATAACTGCAACAGCACCATCCCCCTTCTTGTACTTGTCATAGTTACCCATCTGGAAGTTGCCCTTCATCTCATGGACGTGCTCCTTATAGCGGATGCCGTCGCGATAGCCCATGTGCTGCATAGCCTGAGCCATAGCATACATCGGCATGACGATAAGCTCTTTGCGGTACGTCTGGAACGCCGTACTCAGGGCTTCCGGCGTAAAGGTAGTCTGAGGATCCACCACAGGCTGCCCGGTGTTAATGATAGGAATTACGGGAGGCATAGCTTACAGTGCATCTTTAATAGTGTTGAACAACTCGCTGGCGGCATTCAGAGTGTTCTCTGCGTCGTCAACCTTCTCTTCCTCTTTGGTGCCGGCAGAACCATTCAGGTTCTTGACTTGCTCCTCAAGGGCTTTCTTCTCGTTTTCCAGCTTCTCGATCTTCGTCTTCTGAGCCTTGATTGCGTCGGAAGCCTGCTTGCAGGCATCGTTCTGCTTCTTCAGCTCATCGTCGATGGTCTTCATCTGGTCCTGCGTCAGGGTCACGTTGCCCTGCTCATCCGGCTTGA